GTCATTAAGATTCTCCTTTGCTTTTAGAAAGACTTTCTCAGCTCGTGCGTAGTATGCGTTAAGTTCAGATGTATTAGTTTTTTCGGGAACAGTGCCAAGATCGTTCTTAATGTCAGTAAGATCTTTGCACATGTTTGTACCAAACATCTGGAGTTGTTGCCAGAAGTTAACCAGAGGTTCGTAGAGATCATTTACCCATACCACTCGTCCAGGGAATGATTTGGTAATCTCAATTGCCATGCTTCCACCACCAAGGAAAGGTTCACGATACTCAGTGAACGGTTGGTCAGGAAGATACTTGAATAACTTGGTAAGAGCTCTTGACTTACCACCAGGATACCTAAGGGGGGTTTTTAATGATTTCATTTAAATTGACACTCACACATAATTTCAGTAAGAGCAGCAAGTAGATTGATTTCCTGGTCAGCAACAAATGCAGATTGATACTGATACTTAGCAATCACCAAGACAGCTTGAGGAATGCTTTGAGGTTCTAGACTATCGTACAGACTATCATAGATGGTCCGAAGAATAACGTTAGGATCGTTATCCAAATTAGTATTAACCCACTTGCGAGCTATAGTAAACTCCTTCCTCTTCAAGGCATCCATGAGTTCTCCCATTCGGACTTCTGCCATGTTGGCAAGGATGCCCGTATCAATTACACCACTGACGCTATAACGCTGCAATTCATTCAGCACTCTCCGAAAATCGGGAAAGTGTTTTTGGATGACTTCTGCCGTAACCTTTGGATCATACTGAATGCCTTCTGCCTCAAGTATAGTCCTGACACGGTTGAAGAAGGTTCCAGCAATTTGAGCTTTCTGCTTTCCTTTGATTCCAAAATCAACGACCGCACAACGGGAGTGGAGAGGTTCGATGATCTTGTTCTTGTAGTTGCAGGTAAAGATGAAACGGCAATTGCCAGCAAATTCCTCAATAGACGCCCGTAGGAGGAGTTGTACGTCGTGGGTTGTGTTGTCTGCCTCATCAATAATAATGACCTTGTGCTTAGCAGTCGAGGTAAGTGAGACGGTCGAAGCGAAAGACTTCGCATGGTTTCGGACAGTATCGAGGAATCTACCCTCGTCGGATCCATTAATGACATAAGAATCTACACCAAGTTCATTACACAAAGCTTTGGCAACTGTAGTCTTACCGATACCAGCAGTGCCACAAAGAAGAAGGTTGGGGATCTCCCCAGCATCAACAAAAGACTGGAAAGTACTCTTCGTTTCTTTAGGAAGAATACAATCCTCAATAGTTTGTGGGCGGTACTTTTCCACCCACAGAAAATCATCCTTCATACTTAGAGTCGGGTTCAAGGGCAATCAAATATTCCAGGTCAAGTGTAGCATGTCTGAAGAGAGATGCGTTGTGCTTACTAACAGTGACAGAGTAATCACCAGGCAGAAGCTTAAGTGTTTCCACTTTAAAGTTGAAACAGAAGTCTGAGGTGGTCTCACCAACACTTACAGCATAGCTGTTAGAAGTGTCATTCTTCTTATCTCTCACAACCAGGTCGATAGTTGACCCATTACCGACTACGGAGAGATCTTCCACACCATAGATACCAGCTGCCTTTACGATGTTAGAAAGGTCAGATGCAGACACCAGGAAGGAAACTTCTTTACTTGGTAAATCTACTTTTTTATCTGGGGGTGTAGTGATGACAGAAGGATCAGCAAAGAAGTAACGAGTCTTGTTCCTGCTGTCCTTGATGGTCAGATAGTTCTCGTTTGAGAAATCAAACTCAGCATCATTAAACAGAGTGAGTCCAGAAAGAAACTCACTGAGATCATAGATAGCGAAGTCCCGAGGGAATGTTTCTTCTACTGCACAACGACCAAGGATGTTCTTTTGGATTGAAAGCGTAGAGATGTTGCTACCTTTCTTAAAGCAGATCGACTGATTGATAGTAGAGAAATTCTTCAGGATGTCGAGGGTGCTTTTAGAAAGTTTCATAGGTATCACGCTTTGCATTTTTATCGTTAAAGTGTAGCAGAAGAACTGCGTAGTGAAGGATCTTCAGAATATCCCTGCGGGCAGATCCCTTCCTGTCATATCGAGAAGCATACTTCAGGATGTTACTGCGACAGAATGGTTCACCGTCACCGCAAGCTTCAATCAGATCAAGGGTCTGGATTTTATCATCACCAGCTGAATAGTGCTGCTGATAAGTTCCACGCACATACTCAAGGAGCTCACGAATAATTTTATCTTCTTCATACTTGTACTTTACAGCAGAGTTAAAAGAACCGAGATCACCACCAGAGATAGTGAGAGTGCTACTGGGAGCATAATCAACAACGGGGTCACGATCATAGTTCAAAACAATTTTGTCTTCGTTCATAACATCATAAAGTAGGGACCAAGAATTAACCATAGCAAAAAAGGAAATCATTTACAAGAGATTCGGATTTTTCTTTACCGAATTTACTTGAGAGGTAACCTCCGACTGGATCCAGCTTTGTCATGTACCTGTCAAAGTCAGTATACACAGAGGTGTCTTCTCCAGTAGGACAACTACATTCTACCATATCCTTGTATGCAGTCAAGTACTGCTTAAACATCGGAAGGTGATCGTTAACTTGGGACATGGTACACTTGGCAACATACACATTCTCAGAGAAGTGATTGCCAGGTTCAAAAAATCTGAATGAACCTTCTGCCTTTGGAAGACCAGGAACAGAGAACATATAGTTTTCTGTTGGGTGCTGGAAGTCAAAAACGATGATGACTTTCTTTTCAAAGAAACCCATCAGGTCCATTCCGAAACAAGGGAGATTTGATCCAGTCTTAGGGTAGAGAATATTGTTATAGATACAAGCTTTCTCATCCCAAATCAAAACCTCCCTAGACTTAATAAAGTGGGGACTGGTGTAGATTTGAGCTCTTAGGTCTGTATCGTTTTCAGACCATCGAGCCCAACTACCTCCCCACTCCAGGTCAGGGAAAGTCTCAAAAAGGGCTTCCCTGTACTGCTTCCACAGATCGATCATCTCTATCTCCAAAGTTTACATCCACATCTACTTTATCATACAATTCAACAAAAGCTTGCTTAGTCTCGGAATCAAAACGATTGATGCAAGATTGAATAGCTTTTGCTTTGTCGTTGAAGATACTGTAGGCACGAATGATGTGAACAAGACGGCGGGTGCTGATGATCTCATCGATACCACCGTCATAGAAAGTCTTACGGATAATGTCTGCCCAGTCAACAAGACGCTTGCAGAAGTCACGATCTGTAATACCGAGATCCAGAGAAACACCCTCAAGGATCTTCTGCTCAGTAGCAGGAGCAGGATACTCCTGCTCAAAGGTCACGGGGAAACGCTCAAGGAATGCTTCGTTGAGAACGTTGGTGCCGATAAAACGACCGTCATCAGAACCCTTACCTTTAGTGTTTGCGGTGGCAAAGACGTTGAACCCAGCAGCAGGATTGACGAAGCGACCGATCTTCTTCAGGAAGACACCCTTGCCCTCAAGGATCGATTGGAGACACAGGATCTTATTGGATGCCAGGTCAATCTCATCCAGCAGCAGAATAGCACCACGCTCCAGAGCTTCGATCACAGGACCGTTGTGCCAGGCAGTTTCACCGTTGACAAGACGGAAACCACCAATCAGGTCATCCTCGTCGGTCTCGATGGTGATGTTGACACGAATCAACTCACGACCCAGCTGGGCACATGCTTGCTCAACAGAGAAAGTCTTACCGTTGCCAGAGAGACCAGTGATGAAGGTGGGATAGAAGATGCCAGACTTGATGATCTTCTTGATGTCCGAGAAGTTCCCGAACGGGACATATTGATGGTCTTTAGCAGGAATCAAGTTCTGATCTTCCCGAGCGGTAACGTTAACAACAGCAGCAGGAGCTTGATAGGTTTGCTCAAGACGCTCCTGCACAGTCAGGTTCCAAGTGCCACGCTTGACTTTGAAGGGCTCCAGATACCGAGTAACAGTAGGATATGAAACACCTTTGCTGCGAGCAAATGCCTTCACGTCAGCAGCAGTGACGGTCTCGCCATACTCAGAACGAATTTCAGCAACAAAGTTGGAAGTCATAGGTGGTTCCCTTGATTGGTATGGACATATCATAAAGCAAAAACCCGCCTGGAGGGCGGGCAGTGGACACTTATAAAAGTGGTCTGACGAACTGCTGAGTAATTATGTTCGTTGCTTCTAACTCTTGATACATCCAATCTACTCCAGCTTGAGGATCTGTATGATCTCCACAAGTAAAAACATCACACACTGCCATACCTTCCTCTGGCCAAGTGTGGATGCTGATATGACTCTCAGCTAACATAGCAACACAGGTAACACCTTGAGGTTCAAACTTATGAGAATTCAAAGCAAGCAAGGTTGAGTTACACTTCTTAGATGCCATATAGATTGTATCCCTGATCCATCCTTCATCATCTAAAAGATTATGTGGGCATCCTTTCAAAGTAAATAAAATGTGTATCATATCCAGTCAGGTTTTCGATCAGGTTTACGCAGATAATTTGAAGCTGCCCAAGGTTTAGATGCAACATACATTTTGTATGCAGTAAATGTGTCTATGGAAGTGTCTAACTTATATTCATCAGGCATGGCTCTAGCAAAGTCTGATGCCATGCTATAGCAAGTGATTGCCTCTAATGTTTTTAGATGAAAGATCTTTTTAGCTTCAAAAAGAGAGTACGCACAAGCATGTACTTTATTATACCTATATGTATATTCCGTTGTCAAGGCACATCCGTGCTGGATCAACCAAGCAAGATTGTAGATATTTTCTGCTGCCCATTTTGTGCAGGGATGGTTGCGAAATGCACCACCCTTTGTCTCATAGGGTTGCTTATCTTTTTTGGGCACAACACCCCAGTCATGATACCACTTTGAATAGATGATAGAAATCATCTGGCAACATTCAAGTGGCATCTTCACGACATGCTTATCAGGAAGAACCTGAGCTGATTTGCGAGGAGATGGATCAGTTGCAAAAATGTTCATGCGATCTGCTCGATAAAGGAGGAGAGAATCTTCTTGTTAGCTTTCTTGCCAGTCAAGGACTTTTTGAATGCGTTCTTGATCTGTGCTTTTGAAGCATCTTCACTTACTTCAAACTCAACATCGTTGTCGAGACTTTCGCTGCGAAGAACATAAGAAAGAGTGTATGCAGTATGAGGGTTGATGTAAGAACGAGTCTTCTTCCATTCCTCGTCTGCCTTCACAACAATATCATGCTTAAAGGGGACATCGCAAGTCTTGTAACGATTCCATTCACGACTTGCAAGAAGTCTTATTGAAATGATCTCACACTCTGGGAAACGATCACGGAAGTTCTCCACGAACGTGCCAGTCTGTGCCCACTGATTGTAACCAAACTTATAGGTCTTGCCAGTCTTGCGATCGCGAAGCAGGCAATTGGGATGAATGTGATTGCGAATGATCACATCAGATTCATCACGATAGCTACGAACCATCTTACTGCGGCAGATGGGATGACCCTCACCGTCAGTCAGATTAATGATGTGAACTTTCTCACACTTGTTCTCTTGCTTGAACTTAGGAACAACATGGAACATAGACAGAACTGCTTCATTAAGAGGCGTACCAGAGAGGTGCATCTTGCGAGCAATAGGGTAGTAGGTGGGGAAGTTTACCCGACCGTGAGATGCTGCAATCCTGAACAGACTGCGACACTGCCTCTCGTGCTGAGAGTTGTTGGACTTGCTGCTGAGAAGAGTCAGCATGGAGAAGTCGGGATGAATCCAGAGCTTGTTCGCTTCGTTGTGACTGTAATCACGAGCGGTCTCAGGAATCCAACCATCACTAAAAGCATACACGGTATATGCAATACCAACCTTGCGGCAGAAGGTAACCAAGCTGATCAACTGCTTGAAGGTAGAGAAGATGGTCTCCTGCATAGAACCAGACCAATCAAGATTGAAAATCAAACCATGGTTCTTACCCTGATGGAGGTTGGTAACTTTCTTAAAGAGATCCTCGTTGTACTTATAGGTATGCAACTTAGTGCAATCGAGAACTCCAGTCCGAGAAGTACTGGAGCGAGCATAGGAAGCAGCAGACTTCTTGCACTCAAACTCTTTTACCAGATAGTTGACTTCTTGGAGACAAGACTTCTTGAACTGTCTGTACTCAGAATCAACACGATAGAACTCAGTGTGGTTATCATCGAAACCGTTTGCAATCCAGCTAGATTCGATGTGCTCATGAACACGATTGTTGGGAACAATAACTTGATCCCAGTCAAAGTTCGGCATCTCGATGTAGTCATACTCTGACTGGTTCTCATCGATCAGATCCTTAACAAAGTCGTTGAAGTTGGCATCAGTCTTAACATCGGTGTCATGCCTACCAGCACCCAGATCATCCATCTGGTCCTCACTATCCTTAGATTCAGGAGAGCGAGATCCAGAAAGATCTGGAGAAACTCCTTGGTTCTCCTTCTCATCCTCAGAATCAGAGTCACCTTCATTCCCAAAATCCTGAGAGGGATTTTGACTAGAACCAGATTGAGGAGACTGGGGAAGATCGATATCAAGATCTGGCTCTTTCTGCTTGACAGCATCCTTGCAATACTTGAAG